TTAAGAACTTTTGTATATTTGCATTGCGGGAGGCGAGAAATCTCCTACCGCTACCACAACAAATCCCTGACTTTGGTTAGGGATTTGTTGATTTTAGACTTTCCAATTTTTTAATAATGGAAATATAATCGTCTAATAATTCATCTTTTGTAAAGGAAATAGCCTTGTTTCCATTGACAAAATAGATTTCGTGTAACCAGTCTTTATCCTTAAAATTCATTATTTTGCCTTTTAAATTTTTAGTAATTTCATTCGCTTTCCAATCCTTAAAATTAGTAACATCATATACAATACTATGGTTTCCTTGTTTTTTAGCTGTTTCTAAATTACTTTTAATACTAGTGTATGATGACACTTCTTTTCGGTCAGCAATTTTTCCGTTTATTTCATATTCTGGGTTTTTGTGTCCTTTTACAATATTACTATCAATATGCGCCCTAATTTTCACATCCGTTTTTAATTTATCGACAATAACCATGGCAGTTTCTACATTGCTTACCAAGTCATTTTCATCAGCAAAAGGACTAACAAATACCTTTTTCTTATATTTTCCATGATAAGCAGTGTCCATAGGCATGTTGTATTTCATCAGTTCGGCATTTATTTTGGCTTTGTGGTCTTTATTAAGCAGTTTGAAAAAAGAGCCTTTAGAGGTGAAAATTTCTTCATCTACAGCAACATTTCCTCTAAATTCAGGCAGTACACTTTCGTCTTCAAATTCTCCCTGTGAAACCTTTTCTGCGGTATTCATTACGGTACATCTACACCGCCAGCCATTCGGCGGATAGTAAGTTTTCCAAAATGGGTCATCTATGGGCTTTACTATTCCGTTAAGTGCTTCATGCTCTGGACGAACCCTGCTGTCCCCTACGGTTCTATAAACAAGGTTGGGGTAATATTCTCTCTGTTCTTGAAATTTTGTCCATAAGTGAGACATTTGGGCTCCACGCTTGGCTGTTTGGTACTCGGCATTAAGATAATTTCTATTAAACTGAAAATTCATTTTCTGCAGGTCTTGCTTAAACTGATATTCGGGCTTAATTCTTCCGTTTTTATCTAAAATAAGGCTGTTTATCATTTCCAGTTCTGCCAAGGTCTTTGCAGAAGAAAACTGCCAAAGGTTCTTTTTAAATTTCTGGATAAGATTGTTAGGTTCTTTATAATCATAATCTACCCACTTTCTGCCAAATTCTTTTTTCACTGGTTGAGATATATCCTTGTAAATCTGCTCTATCAAATCAGGACTTAAATCAGAGGGGCTGAGTTCCTTGTTTTGTATCTTTGTACTTAACTCCTCTATGAGCTTAGTATAATCAGAAAGGTCAAGCGCAGAGGGTTCTGCATCACAGCACAAATCATGATAAGAAGCCTCCAGCCTGCGGAAGAAAGAACGCAGGTATAAAAACTTATTCGGATTTAATCGGTGTTTCATTGGTATTTTCTTTAATGCCTAAAATGGGAATGCCTGTTTTTTGCTGGATGTATTCAGGGTCGATATAAAAATGCTGACCAAATTTGGTTACCAAATCAGCTAATTTTGCTGAATCAAACACTTCTGCATTGTCCCATTCAAAATAATGGTTTTGGAGGGGAGCATATACAGGAGAAAGTTTTATCAGTCTTGGAATTAACTGCTGATTGATAAGGTTTTGTAAAAAAAGCTTGTCGCTCTCAAATCTGTCTTTTGCTAACTGGAACTGAATTTCTACCGAACCCACAAAGCCTTTTTCATCTGTCAGCCCTGTCCCTCCTAAAATTCTTTTGGACATTTCCGAATTGGCACGCTCTATCAGGTTGTCAAAAACAGCTTCTGCATTATTGGTAGTGACATTAGGAATTTCAAATTTTTCTGCTCCTCTTCCTATCATAAAATTAGCTGCCTTAAAGGATACAGCCATATCCCAAAGTTCCTGCCCTCGTTTTTCATCTTCTCTGTCGGTAGTAATGAATAATGGCGGTATACCATATTTCTCTACAAAATCCAGCCATGAACCCATTGCCAGTTTTTTAGCTAAAATAATAGGAGCCATCTGTGCAAGTATTCCTAAATCCCTGTCTTTTCCTACTTGAATATAAAAATTGGCATATTTCCCAGAGCGGTAGTCCCAGCCTGTTTCTTCTCCATTTTCTTTGGTAATGATTCCTTTTACTGTATTGAAATTAGATGATGGTATTTCGCTGATTTCTTCTAACTCTCCAGCTTCATTGGTAACAAAAATTTCTATAAGTTTTGTTCCCTCAAATTTAGACCAAAGAGCCGTAGCGATAAAATCTTCAAACCAAGTTCTTTGGAATAACCACGATAAATCCTCGTTTTCTTCTTTTTTATCATTAACAATCTTAAAGTTACTTCTTTGAGAGTGGAGAATACGGCTTTCAATCACCGAAACAAGATGATTGTCTAATTTCAAATTTTGGTAAAGCTGGTGTAGAAACAGCCGATTAGGGCTGTATTGATTTGTCGCCATAAGGACAGCTAATTTCCAGTCTTCCAAACTCTTTACCTGCATGGTTTCTGCGTTATGGGTAAGAGATGATGACAACGCTCCGCTTCGGGCATTTTTAATTGCTGCGGTTATTCTCAGCAGTCTTTCGTCTGCTCTTTTTAGAAAAAAGTTCTCCGCTTTTTTATATAAATTCTGTAACATTAGATGAAAAAGTTTTTGTTAGACAAATTGCCATGCATTAGTGAATCCTTAGGATTATTTGTGGATTCTTTGGGCTTTGACGGGAGGTCACTCAGTGTCATTCTGCCAGTATTGAGTTTTTCCAGCGTTTCCATTGCCCACTTGTAATCCTCCTGATAGCCGTTATTAACCTTACGATAAACATTTCTTCGGACTGCCTCGTAGATAATAATCTTAGTAATAATCTTATCCAAAACTCCGTTTCTTACGGGCGGTTCTGCAAATATTTTTTCCACATCATAGTAGCGGTACAGGTAAGTTTTTACAAGGCTTATGGTTTCTGTTTCTAAATTCTCTACGGCCTGTTCAAAGTCAGCTGTGGATTCTTTTATTGCTCTTTCAAAAGCATGAGTATAGAGATAATCAAGGGTTAAATATTTCATTGTTAATAATTTAAAGTGTTTTGATAAGATGACTGTTTATTCTGAAAAAGGTTACCAGCGGTGGACACCTTTCATTTTTCCCATTCGGTAGGAAAAGGTTTTGCCTCCTGCTCCTACATAGGCCTCCAAGTCTTTTATAGTGGAAATCATGGCATCGGGAAAGTCATCATGCACCTTGTAATTAGGTTCTATTCCCTTAAGTTGAGCCAGTCCTATTTGGATGTCGTTTTTGTACTGAACTTTCTTGTTAAAGTAAATTCGGTTATTTTGGAAATAGGGTTGCATTGTGAGGATACGCTTATATTTATTTTGAGTAGGTAAATCTTTTTTAACAATATTGAGCCATACGCCTGTTTCTTTTTGAACTTCTTCTAAAATTCGTTTTAATTCATCATTCCAAAATTGGGATTCGTATTGCCAAAAAATTTCTACACTGGCAGGAAGCTCCTTTTGATAGTTGCACATCCATTGTATAGCTTCACGCATTTTGCTTTGTTTGCAATAACCATCTATAAGGTAAAAATCCCTGCCTTTTAGTCCCATTACCGAAATAGCATTGTAGTCACTGGTTGAGTTCCCGGCATAGGCTACATCCCAATGAGCTATAATCATTTCATAATGGTCTATGCGTGGGGGTGTTTCTACCCACTGAAACTGCTCGTCCTTGAAAATCACCCCTTCTACATGAGGAGAGTTGTTATATTCGGCATTCGCCGCCAAAGTTCCAATACCATCATCGCCTTCTACCAACTCACGGAAATAATCATCAGAATATTTACTTTTCCAAGTCGGCTCATAGGTTACAGGGTCATAAGCATTCACTTGATGCACTACCCATTTGGGATGTGCTTCCTGTAGCATTGTTTGTATCATTATCGGAGAAAATCGGTTATTGGCTTGAATAAATCGTTTATATTGCCCATCCATTGTAGGAATAAGGTCTCTATCTATCCAATCAGCAACAGCTTTTTGTCTCTTTGGGTTCTTATTAATGTCTTTGTCTTCCAAGTCATCAGCAACAATGTGTGAAGGTCTTTTGTTCTTTACTCTTAAACCTCTTACAGACTGCCCCATACCAAGAGCTTGACCAATAAAGCCTCCTTTGGTAATGAAAAATCCCTCTTCCCAGGTTCCTAGTTGTTTTTGTTCTCCAAAATCTGCTAAGATTCTTGGGTTGGCTTCAAATTCAGCTCGAAGGTCATCTAATAATTGCTGTGCTTTTTCTTCGGAATTACCAATAATCACTAAATAAATAGGCTCCCCACGAAGCCATAACCAGAAAGGAATAAAAATATCATTCCATACCGATTTGGCTAAGGCTCGCCCCCACTGACAAAAGCCTTTGAAATTGGGATTTTTAACCACTTTCTTTGCCCATTCTATCTGGAAGTCGGCACATTTAGCATCTGCATAGTGGGGAAAATACCGCTCCACCATTTTACTGATATCCTTTTTGCAAGCTTCTATATTATCAGCTCTTTCCTGCTTGGTTTCAAAGGCAAATTCAGACCCCGCCGAACGGGCAAAAGCTAATTTCTGTTTATAGCGTTCTAAGGCTAATTTATCTTTAATCTTCATAATGATACATAAAAATTGAGAAAATGAATTTTTGAGGAGTTTAAAGCTGTTTTAAAGAATGTTTTTACACCAATTTAGCTGCAACATCTTCTAAATGGTTTTCTTGAAAATCCAAAGTCTGCATATACAAAGGCTCATTAGACAGCCTAAGAGCTTCAAAGATGCGTTCCATTACCTCCATATAGATAGAAAGGGTTATTTTCCCTTCTTTATTAAGATTTTCTATTCTTTTATTCCATTTAGAAATAGCATCATCTATGGAGGCGGCTTCAGCTCTTAGAGTTTCTACTTTAACCCTTAGAATTGCTTTTTCTTCTTTAAGTTCTTCGTAATCGCCCAATTCCTCTAATTCTTCTAATTCCTTTCTAGCTTTAGTCTCATCTTTAATAAGCTGTATTCTTCTATCAGTTAAAGAGTCTACCACGAGCTGTGTTCTCTCTATTCTTTGGGGAGAACCATTAGCTTTAGCATCTCGTAGTTTTTTCCAATTACCATCCTTTATCCACCGCTGGACAGTCCGCAGGGTTACCCCTGTCTTGTGTGCTATTTCTTCGGGAGTTTTATTTTGGTTGGTATAAAGTTCTTTCGCTATTTTTTGTTCTGTTTCCTTTGACATATCCTTAAATCTTACTGCAAAATTGACAGATAAGCGTGTAGAAATAAATTCATTGTCCCAAATTAGTATGAAATTCTTACCAATTTGGTAAGAATTTCATACTAATTTGGTTTACCGTTTTTCATAGGGATTTTTGAAACTCCAATTTTGCCTCAGAAATCAATAACGACAGAAGTGAGAAAATCAAAATTCATTATAGAGGCATACGAAAATCATAATACCCAGTCAGTCAATATTAAAATTATAGGCTACATCGGGGGATATAGTAATGAGGCTTCTGACATTAGAACAATTGTAGACCATGCTATTAAGAATGGTATCAGAAAAGCCGATGTATTCATTTCTTCTGGGGGAGGCTCTACCATAGAAGCACAGGGAATGGTTTTAGAGCTTAAGAAATTTGACAGTGTCAATATTACTGTGGGAGCATTGGCAGCGAGTGCAGCAACTTATTTATTAACACAATTTCCCTCTTCTGCTTATCCCGAATCCCAGCTGATGATACACAAGCCTTCCATTGAGACTTACGGTACAGCGGATGAAATTAAAGCAGATTTAAAGCTTCTTGAAAATACCGAAAAAATATACAGAGAGGCCTATGCCAAAGCTTTTAACAAAACTGAAGAAGAAATAGATGAACTCTGGAAAAATGATTACTGGATGACTGCAAGAGAAGCTAAAGAATTGGGATTAATTCAAAACATCATTACTGCAGATATAGAGTGGAGCGAAGATGTTATAGACCAGTTATTAGCCTGTGGTGCTCCTAAAATTCCTCATGGACAATCAAAATTTAATCATAACAAAATGGACAAAAACAGAATTATTGCTACACTTGGTTTAGCAGCAGACAGCACAGATGAGCAGATTTATTCTGCTTTGGCTGAAACAAAAAGAAAAGCAGATGTAAGTGCTGACCTTACCAATAAATTAGGAGAGGTTCAAAAACAGAAAGTACAAACTTTGGTAAATGCAGCAATTGCAGATAAGAAAATAACAGCAGACCAAAAAGCAACCTATGAAAATTTGGCAACAGCTGATTATGATGCAACAGAAGCCGCTCTAAATGCAATGCCAAAAATAGAAGCGCTTAGTGGAAAAATAAAAAATCCTGCATCTTTTGAGTCTGTTCAAGACAAAGAAAAATGGACTTATGAAGATTGGTTAGAACAAGCTCCAGAAGCCTTTGAAGAGTTAATGAAAAAAGACAAAGCAAAAGCAATGGCTATTTTCAATAACAGAAGAAAATAAATGATGGTAAAAACGATTAAAATAGTACGAAATGGGTAAAACAACATCAAACTTAGCATTAAAAAATGAACTTGCAGAAAGTGAGTTAATTAAAAATTTTAGACACGATAATACTTGGCTTCAGGAACTTACGCCAAAGCCTCAATGGGTAAACAATAACACTATTAAAATTCCTAAAAGAGGCTTGGCTCCAAAGGTACTTATCAATAACCAGGTATATCCTATCCAATCTAACAAGAGAGAAGATGGACATGTTATCATTGCTCTCAATATGTATGATACAGAGAACACTACCGTAACCGATGAAGAACTACATGCTCTTCCTTATGATAAACTTGGAGATGTCCAGCAACAGCACCGGGAAGAATTAGAGGATAAAACAGCCGAACACGCTCTTTATTCTATTGCTCCAGATAATACAACAACAACACCTGTACTTAAAACCACCGGAGAAGATGACGGAACAGGAAGAAAAAGGCTGACAGCAAAAGATTTAATCAATCTAAAAAAGGCTTTGGATAAACTTTTAGTTCCTAAGCAGGGGCGTGTACTTGTGCTTTGTCCAGACCATGTGGCTGACCTTCTGATAGAAGATTTATCTTTCAAACAAAGATACCAAGATGCCAATGGAGGTAAGATTGCGAATTCCTATTACGGATTTGAAATCTATGAGTCTACTTATGCTCCAAAATATGATAAAACGACTCTTTCTAGAAAGCCTTTTGGGTCAGCAGATGCTACAAGTGTAGAGGCCTCTGTAGTACTTCATAAGAAAAATACAGTGAAAGCTCCTGGAACAGTTACAAGATATGCAAGAGCAGCAGCAGATAATCCAGAAAGGAGAGAAAACACCATCGGATTTAGAATATACTGGATAGCAGTAGCAATCAAAGATGAAGGAGCTGCAGCTATTATAAGCGGTTAAATGTAAATCATAAACAACAATGAGAGAAATAAAGTATTTAGCCGTGCATTGTACGGCAACGCCACAGACGACATCTGTAGAGAGCATTAAGCATTATTGGAAAGCTCATTTAGGCTGGAAGATGCCCGGCTATCACTTTATTATAAAACCTAATGGAGAGGTAGTCCAGCTCTTGGAGATAGAGAAAGTGTCCAATGGAGTCAAGGGATTTAATTCGGTTAGTATTAACATCTCCTACATTGGAGGTGTGGACAGCCAAAACAAACCTATTGACAACCGGACGGAGAACCAAAAAAAGGCACTGCTTGATTTACTCAAAAAGTTAAAAAAGCAGTTTACAAGGGCAATTATTCAAGGGCACAGGGATTTTCCAGAGGTGAAAAAAGCTTGCCCAAGTTTTAATGCAAAAACAGAATACAAACACTTATAATTTACAGCAATGAGAAATGCATATTTAAAAATCATATCTATCTGTTTAGCGTTGGTTTTTGCGGTTTCCTGCGGAAGCAGGAAGCCTGCGGAACCGCTAATTATAGAGAATACAAAAACACTTGAAAAAGAAGTAGTGGTAAGAGACACAATAGTTTTAACCCCTAAGGATAGTGTAAGAACTATTGTAAAAATTGACTGTCCAGAAGGTGGAAAACCTAAAATTCAGACATTGGTACAAGGGAAGAAAGGGAAAATTTTACAGCCTCCAAAACTTACCCTGCAGGGAAACCAGCTTACTATTGATTGTAAAGCAGAAGCTGAGAAATTAGCCCTCAAACTATATGATAAGTATGTAAAAGAGCATGAAACCAAAACGAATGTGCAATATATAGAAAAGCCCTTTAAGTGGTATCATTCAGCCCTTATGTATTTTGGAGGACTCAGTCTATTGCTATTTATCATTATCGGAATTGCTCCATTATTTATTAAATCTAAAATCTAATTAAAATGTCAAAGTCACTATTAACAACCACAGAGTTAGAAGCAGTAGCAGTGCAGTTTTTTGAAGATTATCCTAATCATCAAGATGTATATGTTACAGAAGACGGACAGTCTTTTTTTGAAGAAAATAGAGCCATTATGCATGCTGATGACAAGGGACTTACCTATAAAAGATATGTAAGAAGTTTTGATGAAGCATCTGCAGAACCTAAGCAGGAAAATACTCCTACATCAGATTCTCCAGAATATAGAGGGGCAGACCCTTCAGAAGAAAAAGCAAAGTATGAAGCTAAAGTAAAAGAGCTTCAAGAATTAGAGTTAGACTCTAAAAATTATACACAATTGAAAGATTTAGTGCAGTATTTTGGATTGGAAACAGAAAACATGAAAGCTCCAACACTTATTAAAGCACTTAATGAATTTAAACAAAAACTTTCTGAATAATGGGAAATTTACAAGGAACACAAATTAATAAAATAGATGGAGGTTTAGGTAGACAAACCGAAACTAATGACAGTGTTGTACTGTTAGTGGGGGCAGTACCTGTAGGGTCGGCTTCTATTGCCCACAATAAAGCTGTAAAGCTTATACAGACAAAAGATGCAGAGAACTTGAAAATTAACGAAAGTTACGATGCAAACAATAAAGTGCTTGCTCATTATCACATTTCGGAAGTTTTCCGTTTATCTCCCAATGCAACTGTGATTTTCCTGCCAGTAGCACCTAATTCGGGGATAACCTCTGTAACTGATAAAGTATTACAAACCATTAAGGAAAATCCAGAAATCAAAGGTGTAGGATATTTCGGATTTACAGATAACCTGAAGGAAGTAGCAGGACTAGTGGACAGTCTGCAGATTTCACTGGTAAATGAGCTAAAAAAAGATGGTATTCTTATAGACTTTGTTTTATTAGAGGGCGGAAATGCTACTGGACTGGATTCTCTCAATGAATACCCAAATCTAAGAGAAAAGAACGCTGAAAACATTTCTGTAATCATCGGCCAAGATGCCTATATAGCAGGATTAGAAACAGAAAATGCAAGGCATGGCGCTATTGGTTCAGCCTTAGGAATGCTTTGTGTAAGACAGGTTTCAGAAAATATCGGTTCAACGGATATTCTCAACAAGCCTGACGATAAGAAGGGGCGTTCGTTTTATTCTTTAACCGAATCAGGGTTAAAAAGATTTGTAACAGCTTCTTTGTCCACTGGGCAAAAAATATCAGAACTAACTAATGAACAGATAAAAAGTTTAGTAGCAAAAGGTTACATTTTTGTTGGTCCTTACATCGGGGCTTCTGGTATGTATTTTTCTGGTTCGGCAACCTGCTGCACCAAGACCAGTGATTATGCTTATATAGAAAATAACAGGGTTTGGAATAAAGCAGCAAGGCTTATCCGTGAAGCTCTGGCACCATTTCTAAAAGGAAAGGTAAAGAAAGACCCCTCAACAGGATACATCAAAGCAACAACAATTGCTCATTGGGAGCGTGTCTGTGCTAAGGCTTCTATTGAGAGAATGGAGGCGGAAAATGACATCAGCGGAGGAGAAATTTATATCAGTGAAAAACAGTCTCCAACAGAAGATGTACCGCTTAAAATCTCAGTAAAAATTGTAGTAGATGATATTGTTCATTCTTTCAATGTAGATTTAAGTCTAACAAATAAACTTTAATAAAAATGGCAAAAACAAAAATATCAAACTATCTCGGAAAACTGACAGGCTGGAACAATACTACTGTAAATATCATGGGGCGTGATGTTGTTGGCATTGAAGAAATAGAATACAATGATAACACAAAAAAAGAGAACGCCTATGGAGCTGGCGGAATGCCCATAGGATGGACGGAGGGAAACTATGAAGCTAAATTGTCTTTTTCTCTTTATGTGGAAGAGGAACAAGCCATACAAAGAACCCTTCCTCCTGGAAGCCGTCTGCAGGATATAGCTCCTTTTGACATCAATGTCCAATATGTAAACCCTCAAACAGGGATTATTACAATGGATATTATACACAATGCCCAATTTACAGGAAGAACAAAATCTGTGAAAAATAACGAAGGTAAAATGGTACACAAGCATGAAATGCTTATCAGTCATATTACTTGGGGAAATGTTTAAAATAAATTTATAACAGCTTTAAAACAACTTTAAAATGAATAATCAAAAACCAACTTTCTCTGAAAGTGTTGTAGAAGATTTCAAAGTAAAATATCCTCACGGACTTAGAATTATAGAAATCTATCCAGAAGAAGACTCTGTAGAACCATTGAAATATTTAGTAAAAAAGCCGAGCAAGGCTCTCGTATATCTTCTTTCCAGCAAAGAGTATGAAAATGATATACAAGCCTCTTCTGATGCTATGATAGCCAACTGTGTTCTTGCTGGAGACTTGGATATATTGGAGCAAGATGCAAGTATATTTACAGAGCTTACATCCCGAATCGGGGACTTGATGAAGGGAGCAAGAAGTGAGTTAAAAAAAGTATAGAGTCGTCTATTCTTAATACAGATGATGACGACAATTCTTTAAAAAAAATTAATGCTGTTATTCGGGGGAAGTTAGGAGTAAATCCTTCTGAAATTAAAGATGTAGAAGAATGGATAGAGGCATATAGTCAAGCGGACTATCTCATGAAAATAGAGAGGATGACAATGTATTCAGCAGTCAAACAAGCTGTGGGAGAAATTGTCCACGAGATGTTTAAGAAAGAGGACGACGAGATTTAAATACAGAATAATCTTCTGATTTTTTCTCCTCTTTACTCTCTTCTCTGTAACCAGTGAGGTTTTTTGTCAAAACAGAGGCTGTGTTTAAAACATGGTAAAGCACTTTTAATAGTATATAACCCACCAAAAGAATAAAACCAATAAAATAGAATAATCCTTCCATCACAACTAATTTTATACGAAGATAAACAAAAATGAGTAATCATACAACAACTTGGACGCTAAATTTTAATTCCAATTCTATAATAAAGGGAATGGATAAGGTGAAATCTGCGGTTAAGAGTACAACAGAGTTGTTTTCCAAGCTGGGAGATTGTATAAAAAGAGTGAGTGCTATTGACCTGTTGGCGATAGATAATTCCATGCAGAATATTAAAAATGGTCTGCAGGGAATTACCGATTCAGCAGTAAAAAATGAAAGTGCATTAGCGGAAGTTTCAGCTATTACAGGGGCTGTTGGGGAAGATTTAGAAAAACTTAATACAAAAGCTAAAAATCTTACCAGAACTTTTGGAGAGGATGTAAATACCAATCTGGAGGCCTTCAAAACTATTCTTTCTCGTTTGGGTCCAGATATAGGAAGCAGTGATAAGGCAATGGAAGCATTGGGAGAATCTGTTAATGTACTCTCTAAAACCATGGAAGGAGATATTAAAGGAGCTACTGATGCTATCACAACTTCAATGCTTCAGTTTCAAGTGGATTTGTCTAATCCTATCAAGGCTGCAGATGAATCCCGTAGAATGATAAATGTCATGGCTGCTGGAGCAAAAGAAGGTGCAGCGGAAATCCCTCAAATATCGGAATCACTGGTACAGGCTGGGGTTTCAGCTAAACTGGCAAATCTCTCTTTTGAAGAAACCAATGCTGCAATACAGGCAATGGCAGAAGGTGGAAAATATGGTTCTGAAGCAGGTGTAGCTATCCGAAATGTTATCACTAATATGTCCGCTCAAACCAAGCTGAGCACTGATGCTATTAAGATATTACAAGCTTATGGAGTAAACACAAAGAAGATGGCAGATACCCATACTTCTTGGGCGGATAGATTAAGGGAGCTAAAACCTATACAGCATGATATTAACGCACTTACAGAAGTGTTTGGGCGTGAGAATGCTGCAGCAGCACAAATTCTAATTCGTTCCGCTGATTCGCAAGAAGAACTAGCGCAAAAGATTACAGGCACCAATGTAGCCTATGAACAAGCTGCGGTTATTATGGACACTTCTGCGGAGAAAGAAAAACGCCGTAACCAGCGTTGGAATCTTTTCTATATCGCAGTGGGAAATGTAACCAAACATATTCAGCCCTTTGTTAATGCAATGGCAACTTCTGTAAGTGTCATGGCTAACATGAGAAACGCAATGGAGGGGATTAAGATTGTGGGGAAAGCTGTTAATACCATTTTAGGAATTGAAACCATTTTAAACTGGATTAACACTAAGATAATCAAGAACCTGACCAGAGAAAAACTCCAACTGATGCTGATAAGCAATAGGTTAAAACTTTCTTTTCTATGGGCAGCAGTGAGTTCTGGCGGATTGTCTCTTGCTTTAAGGGTTCTTAAAAAATCCATACAAGGGGTTTCTGCTGCAATAAAGTCTATCCCTATCATTGGTTGGATATTAGCCGCAATTGCCGCACTCATTGCACTATTCGATTGGCTTTGGGATAATGTAGAAGGATTTAGAGCTTTCTGCTATGGAATTTGGGAAGTAGTCAAACTTCATTTTGGCTGGATGTGGAGCTTTATAAAGGTTATCATAAATAACATTGTAGGATATTTCAAATGGCTTTGGCAGATGGCAAAAATGGTCTTTGATATGATTAAAAATGTAATCTCTTCTGCATGGAACTGGGTTGCTGAGAAATTCAGATGGGCATGGACCACTTTACAAAATATATCGCTAAATATTTGGAACTCTTTAAAAAGTATATTTTCTCCTGTTTCAGGTTTTTTTAAAGATATTTTCGGAGGAGTATGGGATTTCGTTTCGGATGTTTTTAATAAAATCTTGCAAAAAGTCAAAAGCTTTTTAGGCTTCTTAAAACCTGTGATAGATGGAGTAAAAGCCGTTTGGGATAAGGCAAAAGGAGTTTTTGAAAGAGTAAAAGATGCCTATAAAAGAGGAGAAGAGAAAGGAAGAGAAAGCTTTAGAAAAGACCAAGAAGAGGAAGGAATTGGAAATATTAAAAATGATATAGATAAAGTTATAAAGGGGACTGCAGATATTCAACTAAATCCTTCTGATTCTGCTTCTGCACCTACAAAAACAATAGACTATGATAAGCTTTTTGCTAAAAAAGAAAAAGAGAAAAAAGGTAAAAAAGGGAAGGTAGCAGCAGGAGATGAAGACGGCATTAGTATGTCGGGTTCCAAAGGAAACAGGACAATGAATGTAACTGTAACAATTAACAATCATTTCAGCGGCAAAACAAGGAGTGACAACTTTGCAGATAAAATTGTAGGACAAATTACAGACAGGCTCAGAGATGGACTAGTAGCATTAGACTAATTATGAAAGATATTTTACTTGATGAGAATAATGACATTAAAACCCTTAATGGTGATTTTGATACCCACGAAAGTGAAATGCAGGAAGTAGCCCTAATTCTGCAGTCTGTTCAGGGAGAATGGAAACAAAGCCCCCTGCTCGGTCCTAATCTTTATCAGTTTATAAAAGGAAAAACAGATAAGGTCGCAGTGGAAAGAGAAATGAGAATACACCTTGCATTGGATGAAAAAGACTTTGAGAATCTAAAAACCAAAATAGAAACACAGATAAAAAATGACGGATAAGGAAATTTTAGGAATAGACAATCGTGTAGTATTAGGGCAGTTATTCAAACTTGCTTTTGGAACAACTCCTATCTATATGCCATTTCCTATCGGAAAACCTCAAGAAGTAGATATGTCGGGTTATAAAGCTGAATTAAAAGAAGAACCTATTTATAAAGATGTAGTAAGGCAGAGTATCTATGGAACACCTGTTGTTTTTCCAATCATGTTTCGTGGAGGAACTTTTAAAAAATATGATGACAAAGGGAAAATAATCGATTTTAGTATGTCTGATTTCTGGCTTCCAGATGCAACCATGGTGGATTTCAGCAGAGCAAAGAATATTGTAAAAACCAATGTTTTAGGCTCTAATGGAACAGTCAAAGAGATATATGGATTTGATGACTGGAATATAAGAATAAGAGCACTTTGTATAAAAGGTAGAGATATGACCGCCAGAGATTTTGAAAAACACCTTACAGAATGGTTTCAAATAACAGGAAGTATTGGAGTTCAAGGCTCTTTATTCTTGGAAAAAGGAATTACAAGTATCGTGCTGGAAGATATGGATATTAAGAGCATAACAGGTTCACCTGATGTTATCCCTATTGAATTTCAAGCGGTAAGTGACGAAGCAATAGAATTGCAAATAACAAAAAGATAGAGCGATGACCTTTACAATGAATGCAGAAATCAGATTTTTAAAAAATGACCGAAGAGAGAGCTTTTCTATATTTCAGATTTCTTCTTGTGAAATTGAACTATCGTGGAAAAATATCTGTGGAAAAGCAGAAATTATACTTCCTAGAAATGTAAAGGATTTTGATAGACAAAAGGTAAAAGATGTCTTTCAGAGAGGAGATAAAGTAGAAATTTATCTGGGTTATGATGGAGATTTAAAGTTAGAGTTTAGTGGTTATATAGACCAAGTTTCAGCTGATATTCCCATTAATATAAAACTAGAAGATGAGATGTGGAAACTCAAACAGATACCTGTTAATTTCTCCTCTCCTAACATCAGTTTAAAAGGTTTTTTTGAAAAAGTTGTAAAAGACTATCCCTTAGATATTGATGCTCATATTTCACTTGGAGCAGTAAGATTTACAAAGGTAACTCTTGGGGAAGTGCTTAACAAACTGCAGAGTGACATGAACATTTATACTTTTATCAGAAATGGAAAACTTTCAGTTGCAAAACCCTATTCTGATGTAAAGGATGATAAAGGAGTTTTTGAAGAATTTGATTTAGAGAGAAATTGTGTCAGCAATGATTTGAATTACATCTCCGCAGAAAGCAGATTAGTGAAAATCATTGGACAAACCGCACAAAATGTGGCGAAAGCGGTAAAAGCAAAGGAAAAAGATAAAAAAATAAAATTTGAATATGGAGACAATAATGCCAACGAAACCATTAACTGGACTTTTAATGTAAAGACCAAGAAAGAATTAGAAGAGGCCGTAAAAGACCTTTATAAAAAGAAGAAAAAAGACGGTTTTGATGGTTCATTTACCACTTTTGGTATTCCAAGTGTCCAGCATGGGCAGAAAGTAAAACTAACATCTTCTCTATATGAAGACAGACAGGGAACTTATTACATAGATAGTGTAAAAAAGACTTTTAGAAAAGACAGTGGCTACAGGCAGGAAATAGGATTAGGATTTAAAGCATTTTAAATATGGCTGCAGATAAATTAAAACAAACCCTTTCAGAGAAAATCAAATCTTTTGTTCCTATTCAGACTGTTTGGGCAGAAGTTCTGGAAGTGGATTGGGAAAATAAGATAATGACGGCAAAAGGAATAGATGATGAAGAACCTTATTACAATATTCTATTAGGGTTAGACCATGTCTCTGTGAAGCCTAAAATAGATTCTGCATGTCTTATCGGAATGATAGATAATAACCCTACTACACCTTTCTTAATCTGGGCGGATGAAGTAGAAGAATATCATGTAAAAGTAAAGAATACCGAATTTAAAATAAAGGAAGGATTCCTACTCAAAAAAGAAAACGAAACATTGGCAAAGCTGATGACAGACCTATTACAGGAAATCCAGAAGATGAAATTTTTAACAGTTTCGGGAGGTCCTACAACACGACTTATCAACCAGCCGAAATTTAAGGAAATAGAAAACAGGTTTAAAGAGCTTTTAAAAGAAAATTAAAATGGCATTAAATAAAGATAGATTAAAGGAAAAAATTAAAAAAGCATGGATGTCAGAAGCTGAAAATGAGGATGGAGAGGATTTTTTGGATAAAGTATGCGAAAGAATAGCTTCTGCCGTAATAGAGGAAATAAAACAGGTTAGCATTACAGCGACTTGCACTCACGGACCTGTAAATATTCAAAAAGTAGAATAATGACAACCATCATATTACACAATCAAAGTCTTTTAGATTTGGCGGTTCAGCACACAGGAGCAGTAGAAAACACCTTTGCGATTGCTGTTGCTAATAGGCTGAGTCTGACTGATGATTTACCTGCAGGGGCAGAAATTAAGATTCCAGATAGTGCGAATAAAGACAGCGATGTGCTGAATTATTACACCGCAAAAAGGCTTCAACCAGCCACAGCAGTAATCCTGCTTCCAGAGGAGGAAAGATTAGAAGGTATCGGATATTGGGTTATTCAAACAGATTTTAAAGTAAGTTAGAAAATGGCACGAAGTATAGAGCAAATAAACAACGAAATCATCAAGGCGAAGGAATCAGAGCCAGCTCTTGCAGGGCTGACATCGACCAGCAAGGTGGCAATATGGAGGCTTTGGGCGTACATCACAGCATTTGTGATTTACACGCTGGAGTTAATTTTTGACCAGCACAAAGCGGAGGTTTTAGATGCCTTAACTCAACTAAAGCCACACACGGCACGCTGGTACAGAAACAAGGCGTTAGCCTTTCAGTATGGTTTTGACCTCATTCCGGACACGGATAAATTCAATAATCAAGGATTTACCGAAGACCAGATTTCGGCTTCTAAGATTGTCAAATTTTCTGCAGTAACTGAAGCAGACACAGAGAGCCGTCTCATTGTTAAGATTGCTACTGAACAGGGCGGAGAACTTCAGCCCATCAGTTTGGGACAAAAAGCCTCTTTTGATGCTTACATGAACGAGATAAAAGATGCAGGGGTAAGAATTACTGTCATCAACTACCTGCCTGATGTTCTCAAATTACAGATGAAAATCTACCGAGACCCTTTGGTTTTGGATGAAAATGGGCAAAGTATTGTAACAGGTAAAAAGCCGGTAGAAGATGCCATTAAAGAGTATTTGAAGAATTTACCATTTGACGGAGAATTAGTCCTTGCACACTTGGTGGATGCTCTCCAGCAGATAGAGGGCGTGAGGATTCCGCACATTATCCTCGCTGAAAGTAAATGGATAGATGCAGGAGTGAATGATTACGGCGGTTATGAGACCATAGAGGTTAAGAAAATCCCTGTTTCGGGATATTTCAAAATTGAAAACTTTAACAACATTGAGTATGTGGTTTAATTTAGATATTCCAAAGCTCACGAGCTTACTTACTCCTACTTTCCTCCGCAAGGAAAAACTCTCGGCATGGCTTCGGGTGCTTCATTATCCTTTGATAAAGATAGCCGATGATTTTAATGTAAACCGAAATGCTAACCTCTACAATCTCGCTCACAATGGACAGGTGTGCTACCTCCGTGCGGCACTCAACGATAAGTTTGACATCAGTCAAAGGCGGATAAAGATAACTGACGGGAACAGGTTTCAACGGCAGTATATCTATACCAGGGGAGAGCAAAAACCGAAGTTTTTGGGTAGAATTTATCTCTATGAAAGAGCTGATTATGGCGATACAGGAGTTGATTTTATCGTACTGGTTCCGAGAGGACTGCAGTATAATGAATTTGAGATGAAATACTTAATAGATTTTTATAAACTGGCTTCAAAACGCTATAAAATACAAGAATATTAACATGAATATAGTAAGATACAAACAAACAGGGGGCTTTCCGCTGGATACCAATAATTTGGATTTTCTGCAAAGCTCTTTCCACATCCTCAATACGCTTGGGAATTTGGCTGGTGATATGGTCGTTATTTCGGGCTGTGAAATCACAGGAAATACAGTGAGCAACGGAGTGGTCTATGTAAACAAAGAAGTATTGGAGTTCAGAGGCGGAAGTCTTTCGGCTAATGTCTTTATCAAAGAAGAGACAGTATCAGGAACTTTTGAAGATGGTTCATTTAAACCTATTGAGATTACACGATATGTAACATTCGGAAGCTCAACGCCAGAGAAAACCTTTAAATGGGAAGATTTTAAGCGTGTAGATAATCTGATACAACAAGGAGTAAAGAATGCTGATTTTGAAAAAAGAATTAAAGCGCTGGAAAACAAAAAAAGCCCTGTGCCTATTGGCTTAATTGCTATCTGGGGGAAACCAGCCAGCGAACCTATACCAGAGGGCTGGAAAGAGTGCACCGACCTTAGGGGAAGAATGCCCCTGGGCTGGAATCCAGACGATGCTGATTTTAGCGAATTGCTAAAAAATGATGGAGAAAAGACTCATCAGCTTAAAGTTCAAGAACTCCCTGTGATAGAAGGTGGTTTTGAAACAGTCACACACATGACAAGACTTGGAACAGGAGTAGTAAGAGGAGTAAGCGGAGGACAGGCTCAAATTGCAGGGGGAGCATCACAATGGCTTCATGAACAAATGGAGTTAAAATTTGGTGGGAATCAACCTCACAACAATATGCCTCCTTACCGAATTATTAAGTTCATTGAGTTTGTAGGATTTGAATAATAAAAAAAAACATTACTATGGCAAAAACAGCGATAAATATAATAAAAAAATGGTTTAAAACAGGTTCAAAGCCTACACAAGACCAATTTTGGAGCTGGCAGGATTCCTATTGGCACAAAGATGAGATAATACCGCAGGAAAACATTCAGAACCTTAGCACCACGCTTTCCAGCAAGGCAGATGCTGACCAATTAGCCAATAAAGCTAATGCAGATGCTTCTGGTATGACTGATTTACAAGCTCAAGCGTGGGCTACATTATTAAAACCGCACCTACCAACTAGTAGCACACCGATAGATACATACACCAAAAATGAGATTAACGAAAAGTTAGGTAAAATAACTTTCAGAACTATCGTAGATGATAACGGAAGCACTTATGTGCCTCAGCCAATCTCATTTTTACCATTAGGTTCAGACCCTAATACTAATGTAGGTAGTCCAAATGGAGAGTTAGGTATGCTTAATTGGAACATGTATTGGGGTAACTACAATAAGGCTAATACAGGTAGGTTTAACCTGCTATTTGGAGTTAATAACTCTACTTCTAATGATGGTTCAAATAACACTATTTTAGGTCACTATGCATTTAATGTATCTAAGAAAGGTAACGATAATGTTATCATAGGTATGAATGCTGCATCTAAATTATTAGCAGGTTACAGCTTAACCCTATTAGGAGCAGGAGCAGGAGGGAACCTCAGCAATGAGGATAGAACCTTAGATGACCTTAAACAGATTTCGCCTGTTTTTGAAGAATACATTACAGGTAGAATAGGGTTAGGGTCTTCATTCGGATACGACAAGAAAACAGGTAGATTAAGTAGCTCTAATTCAGTATATTTAGGTTATAATGTAGGTAATGTATTCAATGGAAATACGGCAGGAGCAACTACAACTATTGGGTCTATTTGGATTGGTTCTAATGCAGGAGGAGGTGTTCAATATAGAGACTATAACAATATTGTAATAGGTAACTTCTTCTGGGCTCATGGACACCTAAGGTTCTATAATTCTGTGGTATTAGGTAACCACATAGATATTAAAGGTAATAAGGATAATATTTTAGCTATCCATAACTCAGCTACTAAGAGATGTGAAGTCACAAATGCCTTAATCTATGGAGAGTTTGACAACAGAAAGCTGGTAATCAATGGTAGCCTTACTTTGAATGTTAAGTATGTTCAAGAAGAGACTAATATGGATACAGCTAAAGCGTTAGTCATAGGCACAGATGGTTTAATCAAAAGTATGCCTTTAAGCAGTATGATAGGTAGTGGGACACCTACACCTGTTCCGAATGCTGTGAATAAGTTGGCAGGTATGAAAATATCCGTAATTGGAGATAGCATTTCTAATTTTGGAGAAACCTCAACGGAGTATAAGACTGCAACAGGATACAGCTTTGATGATACTTGGGTAGGTCAGCTACTTTCTATGACAGGCGGTATCAAGGGAACTATTGATGCAAGGTCTGGCTCACTTGTTCAAGGAAACAATGACCCTCACGCATTTGCTTTGAAAAGAACAAGAGTAGTATCTCAAGATAGTGATTACATCTTCATCTTGATGGGAGCTAATGACCAAAGATTGGAGCATCATCCTACTACACCAAGACCACTCGGAGAGGTTAAACCTAAAGGTAGTTTAGGGTCTATAACAGACACCTCAAACCCTAACTTCAACACCTTTACAGGGGCGTATCAGTTAGCTTTAGAGGATATGTTAGGACACTACAAGAAGTCTAAGATTGTATTGCTCACACCTCTTAAATCATTTAATGAAAATTCAAATGATGACACCAATAAGGGTTCAGATAGGTTTGCAGAACGAGTGATAGAATTGGCTAAATTCTATGGAGTTAGATGGATTGACACAAGAGAAACAGGATTTAATAACTACAATCACGATGTATTTTACATTGATGGTCTGCACCCTAACAAAGCAGGGCATAAAATCTTAGCTCAACTTGTAGTAGATAAGATATTAGAGTTTGGAGTTGTAAACGGAAGCGGTGGAGGAACTAACGGATACACCAAAGCAGAAGTAGACACTAAATTGAATGACATTACTATCGGAGTAGGAAACTTAGCGAGAAATTCAGCTGCACCTATGTTTAGCCCTAACTCAGAGGGAACAGGTAACGCACAAGTTATATCTGATAGAACAGGCTATTTTGTTAGATATACACCAGCTTCTGGAAAGAGTGTTGGAGTTTATGGATTTAACATGAATGCTGAGGAGGGTATCCCAAATACAAATAAAGGTGGGTATACTATTTCAATGGATTTCAGACACGCTCATACAGAAAATGTTACTATCTGGGGTCAATCCGTACCACCTAATACTTGGGTAAGAGTAAAAAGAGAGGGCTGGACTAACGAGACTGATTGGGTAGGATTTAACATACCTGTGCCTAATTTAGCAGTTGATGTTAGATATTATAAGATTGAGAGAGGAACTAAGGCAACGGATTGGACACCTCACATATCCGAGTTGAAATTAGGAGTTTCAGAGCATATGATAGACAACTTCTTCTATTGGTCTGATGCTCTAAGTATATCCAGAAAAGGAGCAACAGGAGATGAGCTGAACACTGTTCTAATTAGAAAGATACCGAATATAGATAACATTATAGAGGTGCAGGAGCTTACTATAATCTATAATAATGGAACTTTCTTTAGGGCAACTAATCCAAATAGTCAGTTAATCACACATAATGGAGTTAAGCACTTCGCTATGCCAGAGTTAGCACCTGCTTTGACAGCCAAAGGAGGTATCAAAAAAGTTTATATTAAAGCTTTATTGAAATAGTACTTAAAAGATTGAAAAATAAAAGGAACAACTGATTCAAAGAACGGAAGAGCGTCGGGTAGAGACCGGGT